TTGGCATTTAATGCCATGTCCACAAAATAGTTATAATGCAAAAATGGCAAAATAAGCTCTTGTGTAGACGTATTTTGAGGATTCAACCAAACCTTTTGGCGCTGTGACAGCAGGATTTGTTGTCCTGGCGCACTAGCATTCCATGTTGATAATCTGTCACCAGAGTCAATATGGAGTGGTTGATAGAAAGCACCAATAGCACCATAATAAAAGGGACTGGCATTAATCACAAATTTGAGATGTAAATTACATCTCATATATTTGAAATTTTCAATCTTCTTCCTAATAGAAACCACATTGAAAAAATCAGCCCAAGGTGAGAAAGTACTCACTATACCTGGTGCCCCACCAACATTCCAAGTGAATTGTTGAATTTTGGCAGGACGAGACAGATATGTTTTGAGATCACTGGTGAGTATTAACATATCCGCGACACTATCGTGTGGGGTCGTCATATCAGTGGGACTCTCATTACGTTCATGTGCAAAAGATGTTGTCTCTTGCACAATAATGGACGCCTCTTCTTCTTGAGGCGTCTCGTTGTTATTTAATTCTAAATTTGATTTGCTTGGTAGTATTATTTTCGTCTGAAGTTTTAACCCATTCACTTCAGATATATCCATTTGTTCGAGGTGATGCCTAACCTCACGGTAAATACCGTCTTCGGGGAACGCCCGGGCGTCATTACTGAAGGGATCCATTCTCATCTCAACATCTAATGGAGGCGATGTATCCATGCAGTCACTATCTTCTTCAGGGTCTATTTGGTTACGACATAAGACCATAGCCGCTCCTCCTCTTCCAGATGCTAACCAAAATCTCGTGATGTTTTCATTCCACGATATTCTTGGATAATCATCCATATACAGAAGTAAGGTTTTTGATTTGTCACACATGTCTATGCAACGATTAATATAATCAAAGAAATCTCTACCGTGGTAGAAAGCCTCCATCGAGGCTGCTGTGAAGGCTTGAGCTAAGCTCTCACTAGCACACACACTCTTTGATTTTGTGTGATAAGTTAGCATCTTCATAATAGATGTTTTATCTAACGGAGCACACATAGCTCCCAAACCCTTGTGAAATCTAAAAGTTCTTTTCAAAAAAGTAACTTCACTGATATGGATATAAGGAACAGATTCTTGTGTCTTAACTGCCATAGTATAACCAACTCCAATGTTCTTAAGTACATCCTTAATCATTGTATGATTAAACAAAGGTTTAGTCTCAGACACACCACAAAAATGGTCATCACCTAAAAATAATGTTTGAACATTATCAAAAAAGGTAGATGGATCATACACTGTGGAATAAGCGTACATTATGTACAACATTCCCATTTTATTGTTAAGAATTGTGGTTAATTGATGACCAGAAACCTCACCACCTATAAGAGTGATAAGCATTCCAAACCAATTGATAGTAGGATTAACGAGATCCAACTCAATACATTCCATCACGACACGCATTTCATGATTATAATTACCACTAGCGATGCAAATTGTTTTAACTATCCAAAAAGCCCAGCGCATAAGTGTGAGAGGAAATTTCTTATCAAAAAATTGAAAATCACCAGCTATAAAACGATCTAACCCATGGTAAATCATAAGTTGATAAATTTCTTCCCACTGAGTACTATGACAATTAACGCCAATAACACAATGAAAAGTTTTCCAATTTCTTTGAACAACCCGACTGTAGCCAAGGAACATCATCCTAACTACAACAAGAAAATCATAAGGACAAGAAAAGAATACACGTGTCTTGCCAGAATCATACTTGGCTTGAGACACTGCCTCATCTTTCAAATTGCTAGAAAAAATAGGGTGAGCACGTTCACCACGTAAATATTTTTTCATTAATTCTTCTATTTTCTTCTCAATTTCAGGGGAAAACTTAACACCATCTGGCCAACGTTGGTCTTCTAATGGTTGTAAGTAACCTCTCTTTGATCTATGAAATGGATAACCCATTGAAGTACTCTTTTTAATTGCATCAACATATGCCATACCAGGAAATCCATTAACTGCAACGTCAATGGGATATGGGTGTATAAGATCGAGTTCACTCTTAGGCAAATTATCTAAAATATGTTGAGCAAAGATACTAGCACAACGCATGACAACAATTTCATCAATGCCTACAGCTGGTTCAACATATTCACGCAGAGATACTTGTTGTGGTATCCATGTGTGCATAAGTGGTGCTGTATATTTATCCTCAAATTTAAAATCTGCAAAACATGGCATGTTAAACAGTTGATCTGCTATCTCAGTCTTCATGGTTCGTGTTTTAGGTCGCACCTTATGAACCATTAACTCACCGTGATAAATGACTTTAGCATTATCATGAAAATCAATAAAAGATTTATCAGGGACATGTGTCATTAATCCTTGTGTGTCTATACTCCCAACTTCAATATTGATATCATTCAAGTAACCATCCACGTCTTCATAGCATAGTTTTGTAGCATAAATTATATTCTGTTTAGAATCATAAAGGAAATGTATTCCCACCACAACAGGACCATAACCCGTTTCCATAATTAGTGGTGCTCCACATTCACCATCTTCTGTTGGAGAATCCGGTGTGCCTATATATGCTGATGTTCTAAAATAATTATCACCCACTCGCAGGGATATATTCACTTTTTCGATCTTGCGAACTATCTTTTTAAGAAGAGAACCGTCTATTTGTTTAATAATGTAATAACCATCACACTTAGTATCAAAAGAAGATCGAACTAAATTATTTTGAATGCTACTATACAAAGGAGGTAATCCTAATGTTTTTATAAAACATAGATCTCTCTCTAACAAAATAACCATCTGTTCGCGTCGTGGATGTAAGGTTACCTTAGCCACCGACGTACCACGTGTATTATTACAGTACACGTTCAAGGAATTTTCACCGGGAAAAAGTGCATGAGCATTAATGAGGATAGTATTTCTATCCAATATGATGCCTCTACCAAAGTACATTTTCATGTTACCATTAACGGTACCACAAATCTCAATGTTAACAACACACCTTTTGAGAGCTTTGGTGAGTGCTTCCAGATTTGTTGCTCTATTAGGCATAAAGTCAAAAGATGTTAATACTCTTTCTTTGGCTACCCAAATATTCTTTTTATCATCTCCTGCAGCACTCTCTGGAAATCTTCCAAACTCATGTAAAATACCCTGCGTCTGAGGTTCACAAACGCTCTCTGGTGAGCAGTTAGCCTTTTTGCTGGGTCCTATTTTAGACATATCAGCATTTTCATACTTAATAGGTATTGTTTCAAAGACCCTATTTTCGACCATCTCTTTAATCTCATTAAGTTTCGCAAAATATTTTTCCCTCCATGTTTGAAAATCAATGTTTTTGGAGAGCTCTTGATGGTACAATCTATGGTCACCAACATTTTTGTTGAGCACGGTATGATTATACTCAATAGCAGTCGCTTGATTTTCCAACTCTGTAAGGCTGGCGACACACTTTTCACGCCAACGTTTTTTATCATCTTCTTCATCATCTTCCCTAACTTGCTTAGTATAATATGTGTTAGTACATTGTACCACCATTTTATAACCAAGCGCTATAGTGGTTAGGAGCGTTGCAGATAATAATAAACCAGCAACAATTGGGTTCATCCCACATAGCTTTTTATCATACCACCTACCAGCATGTACTAAAACCTGTTTTCTCTTGGCATGTGAATCCATAACAAAATAAAAAAGACTTGTAGTTATCCGGTCCATAAATTTGAAATAAGCTAATTTATTGAGTATATATCTTGTAAATGAACATTCAAAAATGAAGAACAACATAATTTTAAAATAATAATATTTGAAAATACTTGCATCTTCCTCTGTTTTTAAATGAGAATCCCGCTCAAAGTTGTGATCAACGATGTCTCGATAGTAAACGATATATGCTTCAACATCGCGCCAAATCTCTGAGTCAGTCCATCCTTTACTCATAAGAAAGCCTAGACTATTATATGCATAGATCTTACAGCAATTAAGCTCAAATTCAAAATCGTCCCCTGGGTATCTATTAGAACAATACTCTAAGAAACGTTTAGCTTCGAGCATACTGAAAAATCTTGGAGCCCTACACTTAGAAGTGGGTCGGCGCCATGGTGTCTCATCAGTAGGATCTGTCACAAATAAAAATTCACTCTCATCATTCTGAAACTCAGCAGTTGAAATTTCTTCATCATATTGATGTAAACGAGTAATTGAGCTCTGTAACCTCAACTCACAATTACATAATTCTTTAGGAATTTTGCATGAATCACAAAGAGAGACATTTTTAAAACAATCGCCTTTAGCAACCATGTTTTGTTGATTTCTTCGATGTCTATCCATAACTGGTCCCAACCAGTTAAATAGCTCAGCCATAGTTGAGAATTTCTTAACAATAACATATTCTCCAATCATGCTTTGTTTCTCTTGTGGTTCTCTGATAATATAATCCCAATATTCACCATATAAGTTGTCTCCAGTTTTATTTGGATCAAGAGCGTCGGATCCTGATTTTTTAAATTCTGCTTTCACAATAGGTTCTATATGAACACTCAAACGGCGCATTGCAGCATAAGATTTAGAAAAATAGTATGGTATATTCATGTGCAACACATTAGTAGTTACTATACCTAATTCACAAATCAAAGGTGTTTTTCCCTTATCATCTAAAGCCGCTTGTGGTGGACTAAAAGGCATATTATTAAAAATCTTAATAAGTGCTGAAATACTAGGGTCAACACCTTGGACCCTATCTGGTCGATGTTGAGCAACATCATCCAAAATAATTGTATGCATATAAGTTTTAAAATTTGTAAAATACTCCTCTTCAGATGAATGTTGGAATCTGAACTCAGATGATGGATCCAAGCCATATCTTAAAGCATAAAAATTAGCTATAGAATTAGTAATATGACTTTTACCTACACCAGGAGAACCGTACAGAACCACACCTAAAGGTGCAGCACGCATTGACAAAGCATTGGCTATACTCATATACTTATTCTCACAAACTTGTAAGTCTGTGGCAAGATTGAAAGCAAGTCGCCATTCGGGACTATCTTTTCTTAAACTACGAGCTAGACAATTGCCTTCATCAATACAAAATCGAAGATCTTTTAGGTAACTATGCAACTCGATACCAGCAGCTTTGGGATTAGACAAAAAATCAAAATTCTTTTTAAGAATATTAGCTCTCGTATACCAGTCACCAACTGAATCACCATCAATGAAAAAACTACTGGTTTTACCTGTTAACATAAATTGTCGTCCTGTTTTTAACAAAAAGGTGATTAGATCAGCTAAGGCATCAGCCATAGTAACGTAATCTTTAACACTATATTTAGTTTGCTCCTTTTCCAACTTTTCAAATTTTTCAGCATCCCATGGTATATTAAGTTTGTAAAATATACTAACAGCTATAATATGATTTAAAACGCGCATAACCTTTTTCGCTAGGATGCTATTCTTAACCGAACTATAGTTGTTCCACATATCTTCAATAGTACTGGACAAACCTGGACCTTGTGTTCGAATATCTGAATAAAGTCCAGTGACTAATTTCAAAACAGCAGATTGGCCTATAGCTAAAACACTCACACCAGTAACGGATCGTATAAAAGCACCAACTGCTAATGTGGAATCCTCAACTGTTCGTGATCGGTACCACTGATGAACTAATGTAAGCACATCCTCAGAAAGTTTACAATACACATTAGACTCTTCTGATATAACCGTTCCCATAAGTATCTGAGTTTTACAATTCTCTGGAACAATAACATAATTCTCACTTATGTTTTTAGGTGAACAATCTAATTGCAGTTTCACCAAACCCTGCGTCGTTATATTTTTCGATACATAATTAACCATTATGTATCTATTAGGTAAGCATAGTTTACCAATAGATCTAGGCAGACGTTTGCCTTGATCTGGCATTAAAACCCAATCGCCGGGTGTTTGAGCCCATCTTGGAACACATGAACAATTCCCACAAGGGAAGTGACATGTTGTACATAACATCAATAATTGTTCCATGAGCTCTACATAATTTGCAGCTTTAAATTTAATCGCATGATTACGTGATGCAAATTTAACACATATAATTGGTCCGCGTTTTACCGCACCATGACCATAAAAATAATACATAGGACAAGTAAGTCCTGCATTAGGCCCATGTGGGCCCAGATAATACATTCCGTCTATAGCACACGTTGAAACAGCGTCAATTCGCTTAGCTAAAATAGCTTGATTGCAATCTTCAAAATCGTTCATCGTTAAAGTTAAAAGTTGTATCTGGGTTTTTAAAGACGTATTTTATTCAGCCAGTCAGGCCATAGCCAGTGAAAGTCACTGGCACCTAATCTTGACTTTTACATGATTAGTAAACATATGGTCTTCATAGAAGGCTAACAAATGAATAGTATTGGGCAAAGTTCATGAATTTTTGTATCCAATACTACATCGCTTAACGTCGACTCATAGAGTACGGAGAGGTTAAGTTCTGCTTTATCAAATGGTAGACCAGCAAAAGCTATTCTTCTACTATCAACATATATTGTTGGCTTTCAGCCATATGAACATAGATGTATATATAAACTTTTTATTTGAAATATTTTTAAAAAACGTCACTAAAAACTCAAATATGCAATAAAACAACACTATCGTAATTCACACATTGTGAACTACGAATAAAACATATAGATAACTGGGTTATCACGCTCATAAGAGCAATTGGCATAAAATTGTGAGGAAAAACTATATTAAGAATGCAAGCATTAAGCTTAAAATCATTCTTATAAGCTATAATGCTAAGAAACTTTGAAAACATTATAGTCTTTCATAAATTTCCTCAATATCGTCGTCACAAAAGTGACACGTATAAAACACGGTGCCGCCG